CCTATACCAAATTCTTTTTTCTTTCCAACTATCCAAGCTGCTAAATCATCAGCTTCTAGTCCGTTTTGTCTAATTGTTAAATGTCCTTTCTTTTTTAATTGAGTAAAGGCATTTGAGAACTCGCCCATAAATTGGGCAAACTCTGCTTTTTCTTGTTCTGTTTGTTTTGCATATTTTATTGCCCGATTACCTTTGTAATCAGGAGAAATATTTTTTCTGTAGGTACTGCCACCGTCAGCTAATACTATGATGTTTCCACAATCATAGGATTTTGCTAAACTTTCCACGGTTCTCACATAGTCGTATTTGTACTCAAGTTGTCGTGAGTGTTTCCACCTAAACGCAACATTTAGTCCATCAACTATTAATAAGTTCCCATTCTGGATCTGGTTCCCAAGGTTTGAGAAGGTTATCGCCATTTGTTAATTCTATTTTTTCGTTCTCCAGCCACTTTTCTGCGTTCATTACGTATGCACCGAGCCAGTTTATGTACATATATCTTTTTTCTTTAAGAGGTTTGCGTGTAGTCACTACAAACCAATTTGCGTAATTTTGCTTCATAAAAATCAGAGGCTCTTGTTCCATTTCTTGAGCCTGTCGTATTGCTTTATTCCACCAAGTTACAAGATTATTACTTCTTTGAGTAAATATCTTATGAGAAAAACCCATATCCTTATAGTGTTTTACTTCTATAAGGAATAGGTTATGTGTGTGTTCGACATGCAAGTCTCCCTTAATTTTACCACTACCACTTCCTGGCGTTTGTATATAATTAAGTCCTGTATGTCTTTTGAGCATTGCTGCTACTTCTTTTTCTGCTTTTGTTCCTTTTTGTCTTGCGTTTACCATATTTTTTACAATCTCTGCAAGTCGAGCCTACAGGTATGAATAATGTACGCTTAAGTACTGGGCATTCGTGTTGAACGAATGTGTCCACTACTCAAGTCTGCTTATATTGTCCTCTTTTATGACCTCTATCTTAGATAGAAGTGGGTGAGTCCAACCGTGAGATACTAAATATGTATTTAGTTCTTCTCCAAGTAATATCTCTACTAGCTTCTCTTTACCTTCATCATCTAACACACTTATTATTTCATCAAGAAATAGTGTGTTAATGCGAGAACTAGAAATACTACTCATTAGTTTTCTGATAGCTAGCAGAGTAGCAGTATTAACTCTCGCGAGTTCACCACTTGACAAAGCTAGTATGTCTACTACTTTTGAATTATCTGTAATCTCTACATTCAACTTATCATTCGTTACTACGAACTCTAAACTAAAGCGACCAGATGAAAGTTCTGCTAGATACTCATTTGTCAAATCCTCCAAGTCTTTGACAAGGTTCTCTATTTTATATGCAAGTAGTCCGTTCGTACTGAAAGCTTTTTTCAGTATTTCAAGATGCGTTGCTTGTTCTTCAATCTTACCCAAAGCTGCGACAATTTCTTCCAATTCTCCCTCAAACCCCTCCGTTTGTTCTTGAATAATATCCAAGCGAGTGTTGTGGCGTTCTGCCACTAAATTACTCGCACTTATTTCCTCTATACTAGAACGAATTCCCGCTAGTTTGGAAGAAAGTTCGTCAATTTGGGAAGATATGTCCTCACCGTCTAAAATTGTAGAAGGTAGACTACTGTCCCAATCTCGAATCAAGCTTTCGTACTCTCGTATAGCATCATCTCTCACCGCAATTATTTCATTGTGCGCTTTTGCTTCCCTAATTTGTCCAATAACAATTTCTCTCTGATCCGTACCAGTTACTTCAAGTATGTTATAAATTTCCGTAAGTTCTTTTAACTTTTCCTCATCTATATCTTGCTCACAAGTTGGGCATTGCCCCTCAAGTTCTGAGAGCTTGTCCAAATGCGCTTCAGCTTCAGACACTTTGGAACTGTATGTTCCAAGTTTCTGCAGCATTGCGGTAAGGTCAATAACCTCTCCTTTATGCATAATACTATCATCATTGTCATACTCATTCAGTTGCTCTTTGACGAAATTATTGTCTATAATTTTTTTATTTTTTTCAGAGATTTTTCCAAAGTCGTCTCGTAAAGTCTGTAATAGTTCTTCATCTTCTTGTGAAGATTTTGGCAGATTTAATATAGGAAGTATGTCTGTACTCTCCAATTTATTTTCATTTAACCATTTTACTATTGTTTCAGATTTGCTTTCTAGGCTATTTACTTCGAAGCTAGTCTCCCTAGCTGCGTCCTTGAATATATCAAAGAACTCTACATATTCTGTTAACTTTAGAAGATCAATTAGAAACTTTTTTCTGTTTGTATCTGTTGCAGTTAGGAACTGTAATGATGTATTCGTGTTTTGATACACGAGTTGTGTAAATGTTTTAAAATCTAATCCAAGTAATTCTTGGACTGTTTTATAAGTATTAGTAGCCGTGTGGCTAGAAATATCTTCTCCGTTTTTATAAAGTTTACACTTGATACTTGCCTTACGAAACACATCAATTTCGTACTTATCATCATCTACCTCAAAGGTAAGATTGATACTATATCCTTTATTTATAAAGCGGTTTTGGATTTCTTGTTTCTTTATCCCTTTACTATTCTTATTGAATAGGACTTCTTCTATAATAAGTGGAATGGAAGACTTGCCCATTCCATTTGTCCCAACAAGTTGGGTAAGATTGCTGTCATTAAGATTAAGAATATTGTCTTTGCCATAACTGAAACAGTTATCCCAGCGTAGCGTTTTTAGAGTAATCATTAAACACCCCCATTATTGATTTAATCTTATCATCTGTTAAATTAAGTATAGCACTTAAGTACTCTACTAGTTCTTCCTCCATAGACATATCTTTTAAATTCAACGTAGCTTCACTACTTCGTTTTACTACTTTCTTATCGAGTAGTTCCGAGTTTTTGATTGTTGCAAGATCAGCTACATCTCCTTCGATTTCATAAATGGTATGGTGAAAGTCGGTAGCATACATATCCTTCTCATTTGTTATGGTTTTCCTTAACAACTGTGGAAGGTCGAACTCATGCCAACTATAGTCTCCATACATTCCTTCATTATCAATTAAAAGATACCCTGTTTTAACAACCTCTCTATGAAAGGAAGTTGTCATGGGTGAGCCTGGATAGACAATGTTTCTCTGAGTATTTGTATGACTGTGTAAGTCACCAGCATATACTATAGGGAAATCATTAAATCTATCTAAGTCAACCTCAGGTGTTACATGAGGGGGTATTGCACCCCTCACATGAGTAAATAAAGGTTTGCTACTATCACATTTTTCTATTGAACCCTTTTTATGCAAATCGGCATAAGGGAGAATAGTACCCCAAGAATATTCTGTGGTTTCATCTACAATAGTAACTTTGGGATTTACATCCATCGTGGCTCTCTTAAGGTTGGAAAAGAAGGTTTTATTTTTCTTAGTAGCTTCATGGTTACCATCATAAATGATAGTAGGAATATTAATGTGCTTGATAAAATCAAAGTACAATGTTAATTCGTCCATTGAAGGAACTCTGTCAAATATGTCTCCGCCTATAATGTGCGTGTCAACCTCGAGTTCTAAATCATGAATTTTCTCAAAAAATAGATCATATCGAGTACACGCCCACGGAAGTGGAACATTCTTTTGCCCTAGCTTAATATGCCAGTCTGCTGTAAATAATATCACGCTACGAAATCGTCTCCTGGCTGCCATGAGCAACCCGTGAGTCCTCCCGCCTGTAAGGCTCGAAGTGTGCGTAATGTTTCTTCTGCATTTCTTCCTGTATCTAATGCATTTACTGATACATGTTGAATTTTGCCTTCAGGGTCTACAATATATGTAGCCCTTAAACATACTCCATCACTAACTATTCCTAGTTTGCGAGATAGAGTAAGACCTGAATCCGCAGCTAATAGATGAGTTATATCCTTTATCATAGGATTCTGCTCTTTCCATGCTAGATGACAGTATTCGTTGTCTCCACTTATACCGATAACATCAACATAAGAAGTAAGCCTGTCCATGTCTGAAATTTCAGTAGGACATATAAAAGTAAAATCTTTTGGGTAGAAGTAGACTACTGTCCATTCGGGTAAAAGAATTTCAATACCTATAATACAATTGTCTTCATCTACAGCTTCCATACAAAATTCAGGAAAATAATCTCCTACTGTTAACATAGTAATCTCCTAAGAAATTTTGAACTCAGAGTCAACATCAGAAGGTGCTTCAGCGCCTGCTGCTGGTTGTGTAACTCTTTGTAGTAGTTCTAGCTGAGCATCAGCGGTTGGTCTTGGAAGGACGTCGTCCATAGAACGAATATCAGCTATCTTTGCTAGCTCTTCATCGTTTAGGGGTCTGTTTTTGCATTTCAATGCTTGTAGTCTATACTCTACATTAAAAGCCATTGGTCCAGTTTTAACTCTTTGAAAAAATATGTCCCAGCCTGTTTCAGGATCCGTTGGATCACCGAGGTCTTCAGCTGCTACCATGATTTGTTCCATGAGTTTCTTTTTGAGATTAACAACTTTTACATTGCCATCTGCAGGGTCTATGCCTTGAATTGCATATGCCCAACCACATTTAAGGTCAGGAAAAAATTCTCTTACATAGTCTTTATCCTTGTTGTTGAATGTTTCTGTATCACGGTCATAAGCTAAGCATTCCATAGGAATATTTTTGCCATTTTCACCTTTGATCCAGTAAACGTATCTTGGTAAGATATCTCCCACTAGACGAATTTTATTGTCTCCTTCTTTATATGTGTATTGATCTATCTTGTCTTTTTTTGCAGACCCTTGAGCCTGATTAAATTTTAGTGCCATTTATGTTCTCCATTTAGCGTTATCCTCAAATAGAAAGTGTACTAGACCATTCTCTATTCGAAGCAATCTATTGCGATTTACTATCGTTGTCTCGACAGGTAAGTGTATCAACTCTAGTGTTGTCTCTCCTGTCTGATTATAATTAAAATAATTTCGGTACGAGGCTACTGCCACATATTCGGCTGCTTCCTTGTTGCTATAATTCTTCCTTTCCACTAGTAGTTGTCTAGGGTTCAGTAAAAAACTATTACCAACAAAACTTTTGCCAAAATACTTATATGTCTTATCCCTATTACTAGAAGGCAAGATTTTATAAGTTAAAAGATGAACGATTGTTAGAATCGAAGTCGAGTCTCCTTTCGTCTCTTTAAATATTTTTTCCCAATTATATTTTATCATATATTATAACAATTTTTTAAACCCGTGTCAAGTAGTATTTTTCGAAGGTGCTTAGAGGGTTGATATCTCATATCCTTGTTTGATATAATACCCCAGTCGCTGACTAGCCTGTCTCTTTGCTGTTTTCCCGATTAAATTAATGTCTACTACTACGGGTTGTGGTTTATCTTCATAATCCCTAATTATTCTCCCTATGAGCTGTGTAAGTAACGGCTCATTATTTACTGGTGTTGCCAGAACTAAACAGCTAAGAATATTGAGAGAAATACCCTCAGAGAAGATAGATTGTGTCCCATACAGAACATCTTTATCTTCAAAAATCTGTTTAATTATATCTGGTCTTTCTTCGTGTGGGATTGCTCCCGTTACACAAACTGCACTATCACCAGTGAGTTTAGCACAGTTCTTTAGAAAGTCTACTCTATCAGATACTACTAACACTTTATGACCTTTTGCTGCATATGATGATGCAGTCATAGCCACAGAATGTTGGTACTCTGGGTTGTAAGCTAACTCATTTATTCTATTAGCCCAAGGTATAGCATTTCCGTCCATAAAGCGTATAGCCATTGGCAGAATATGAACTTTAGGTATCATATAGTTTTCTTTCGGTGGTTTATAAACATTGTCTCCAAAGTAATCTCTAAAAACTACATGTCTACCATCTTTTCTTTGTAGTGTGCCTGTAAGTCCTATTTTATATCTAGCACAATTTTTGTCTATAATTCGTGAAAAAGTTGGACTACTAACATGATGCATTTCATCTAAAATGATAGTTCCGAACTCTTGTCTAATTTGTGGAATCTTTCTGTATAAACTCTGAATATTCCCTATAACAATAGGACTGTTAATTTCAAACTTTCCACTTCCAATAATGCCAGGTGTAAAACCAAATACTTTTTCACATTCAATTTCCCATTGTTTTCTTAAAGCTAAAGTATGGACTACTACTAATGTTTTCTGACCTAGCTTTCCCGCTATTGCCAAAGCTGTAAATGTCTTACCCCAACTGACCCAAGCGTTAATTATACTACTGTCTTCAATATCGTCATATACTTCTTGTTGGCTTGGTCGTAATGTTAGGTTAAATTCAGGGAACTCTACTGGTTTATCTGTTCTTTTATCTGTAATTTCATGGTCTGCAGGAATTAAATCTAATCTGCCTACTGGTATTGCAACTAATCCTTGTCTGATTATTGCCATATTCTTTATAATTAATGGTGGATCACCATACTTAAAAGAAGGGATAGAATAAGTTAATTCTTTATCAATCTTTTGTTGTTGATGTGGAAGTACTTCTAAGTAAATTCTATCACTGAGTATTGCTTTCATTACCAGTTATGCACTATATTAGCTACAATAAATAAAGCACATAGTATATTAACTATTAATATACTAGTTCTTATTATGCCAACTGTATCATCTTTGGTTGGATCATACCCATCTTGTTCACTATAAGAACCCAATGCGTGTTTCCATGTTGTCCATATCTTTTTCATGTATATAAATGTGAATTCCAAGGATTTATATTTATAGAAGTTCTAACTCCTTCGAAGTCTTCTA